TGTCAAGACCAATCAATCCACTAATACCTTATAAACATCAATCGAATCAATCTTAACAATTCCCAGCAATCTTTGTTGATGTACTAGCTTTGCAAACTTTGCGCGGTTAATTGGCTTTGGCTCGCTCAAGTATCTATTGGTGTTTGATTTTTCAACATAAACGATTAGACACGCTACATTAGGCTTTAATTCTTTAACTTCCATTTAATCTCTCCTCACAATTAAGTAAACTATATATATATAAAGACTTGCAATATATATGCCAACTTATGGCCTTGATATTACTAGGGTTTTTCTAAGTAATGTGACATAAATTGTTATCAAATGTACCCAAAACTGTAATCATCAATAATATCAACTACTTACAGTGACACATTATGTAATCGCAAAATAATTTTGCACAAAAATAGGCATTTTGGTACTTTATAGGGGAGTTATAATAGCTCCCACGGGGAGAATGATGTGTATTGTATGTATATACACCGCAGAATCCTGTTTAAACCACTCTCCCAGCCTCCAAGACACTCCCGACTATCACTTACTACACGAAACGCAGTTGCGAAGGCTCTTGACCCTCTATACCCTACATCCCGACCTCCTCCTCACCCACCCATCGTACGGAAACAGCCCCCTAGAGCCTCATTTTTGTGTTTAGGTCCCGGGCGTGGAGCCCTCCCCCCACCCTGGCTATTATAGGTCTGGGGGTCTATGCGAAAAGCTGAAAAATAAATCTTAACACAACCTTAACATTACCTTCCAGCGCCCCAAATTCTCTTAGTACAGACCGAATTAACAATAAAAATTAGAGAGAATTTGAAATAGAGCAGTTGAAGTTGAATAAAAATTTCCGCAAATTGCAATAAGTACAACAATAAAGCCCCCAAATGGCACGATTTGGCACAGTCAAAAGTACCAATATGATATAGTTTTCTTTATGGCAACGATTTTAAAGAGCCAGTACCGAAGTTTATATTCGGCAGGAAAAAAAGTAAGGAAGAAAAAGAGTGGCAAGAAAAAAAGGGTATCGCCCAAACTACGTAGAGAGAAAAAGAGTTAAAAACTTAGACGCTTTAGCTCAGTTTGAGGACTTTAAGAAGTCTGTGCTTCCTAGCGTCCAGCAAGACGTAATGAATGGCCTGACTGCCGAGGACCTATATAAAAAATACGCCCACCTTGCAGCTGCCCGGGCGATCTCCATAGCAGCCACAGAATTTGATTCAGGGAGAGCCATGAGTGCCATCAAGGACATTTTAGATCGCGCGTCTGGAAGACCGACCGAAAAACGGGAAATCACCCATAAACACGCTGAATTAACGGACGACGAGCTACAGGCACTTTTAGAGACTGAAATGACTGAGATGGAGGACGACGAGGATGTCGAAGAAGAAGAAGACGCCGGATCTGAGTAATCTGTCTCGAGAAGAGATTGAAAAAAAGCTAGAGCTAGTACGAGAGCTAAAAAGAAGAAAAAGAGCAGCCCGTACTGCCTATGTCCCCAACGAAGGTCAAGATCAAGTCCATAAATCCACCAAGCCTATCCGCCTAGTCCTTTCGGGTAACGGTAGCGGTAAATCCTGTATGGCAGCCCACGAGGCTGCCTGGGCAGCCCTAGGCTATAACCCCATTACTAAAAAGCGTACAGCCGTACCCTCAAAAATCATATATGTTCTGGATGACCCTGAAAAGGTCCAAGAGCAATTTATGCCGGAAGTTAAAAAGTGGTTTGATACTGAATCTTGGCAGTTTAACAAACAGGGCCGGCACTTTGTTACCCAAGTGGTATTTCCAAATGGCTCTGAGATACGTTTCTTTTCACATCAAATGGAGGCACTCAAATTTGAGTCGATTGAGCTAGATTATGCTATTTTTGATGAACCCCCGCCCCGACATCTCTGGGTAGCTCTACGCCGTGGAGGTAGAAAAAAGCATAGACCCCCGCGCTTCCTTATTGTCGGAACGCCTATTACAGGCTCCTGGCTACGTACAGAACTCTATGAACCCTGGGCTCAGGGAGAAAGAGACGACGTAGAATGTTTTCGGTACGGAACTAAGGTCAATGAGAAAAACCTTACCGAGGGCTATATCGAGTCTTTCAGTAGAGACCTAACTGAAAAAGAGCGTCGGATTCGATTTGAAGGGGAATTCTTCGACTTAGACGGCATGGCCCTTGCCCATCTATTTAACAAAAAGACGCATCTACTCCCTAAAGATGAAATCCCCCAGATTGTCTTAGCGGCGGTGGCAATTGACCCCCATGCCGCAAAAGCCCACCATGCATGCATCCTTGGCGTTGACCGCGACGGCTATTTCTACTACCTAGACGAACTAGCTTCCAACTCAACGCCCAGAGACTTCGCTAGAGAGCTTAAAAAATTCTATCAGCCTTACCCTATCTTTGATATCGTTTGTGACTCTCTAGGGGCAGCTCCGCTGTCTGGAGGGGATGGAAATATGTCGTTTATAGAAGTCCTTAACAAAGAAGGGGTTAGAACTAGGGCTACCACATTTCAGGATAAGAATGATGAAGCCTGGATTCTAAAGATTCAGGATGTCCTGAGATTACCAGAACCTAATAATTTTAATTTAAGGACACCCCAATTAAGAGTGGCGGATCATTGCCTTGGAATCATTAAAGATATTGAAACGGTTTCTTGGACAAAAATTAAGAACGAAGATGCTTACAAGCCAAAACTAGACATTCGCAACAAAGATTACCTAGCTTGCCTTAAATATGCTCTAGCCACTAATCTCTCCCCAATTAAGAAAAAGACAGCTAAAGGCTATTACAGAAAAGAGATGCCAAAAACCTATGGCCTCTTGCGCAGAAGAATAAAGTTTGATATATAATGGAGTACAGCTATGAGTGATTTTACAAATGACCAAGAAAAAGTAATTAAAGGGCGCCGAAACACCCTTCAGGATTCTGATGAATTACAGGTAACGGCGGATCCTAGAGATTTACTTCTTACCGAGTTAAAAGACAAAATTGAAGAATTAGAGCTTGGCCATGAGGTAGTAAGCAAGTGGTATCAAGCAAACTCTGACCGTCAGGAATGGATGGACCGACAAAAAGAGTATTTATCGAGTTGGGACGAGTTTCTCGTCTCTTCCGACAATGGGCCATACGAAGGAAGCTCCACCCTCCACCTCCCTATGCCTCTGATCGTCGCCAAGACGCTTCACGCACGCTTCCTTCAGGCCCTTGTTGGTTATGAGCCTTTCTTTCAAGCTAGATCCAGAACTGCAGCGCTAGTCGATAAGCAGAAATTGATTGAGGATGTCATGATGTACTACCTCAAAGATCAATCCAATTATTTTACAGGGGCTATCTCAGCTATTGATGACTGGGTTTGGGATTGGATCACAATTGGCTCAGGAGTATTAAAACTTCGTTGGGACGTTAGATTTGAACGCTATCGAGATGTTGAAGAACGTTTTGAAGTTGAAGCTCAGCAGGACGTTGATGAAGAGGGATTTATTGTTGAAACGCCTCTAGTCACCCAGGTCACAGAACCCGTTACCAGAGTTGATAAGGTTTTTGAAGGACCTGTATTCGAAACTGTGAACTTTGAGGATATATGTATCGTCCAAGGTAACGGTGACCCCCAAAAAGCAGATTGTGTCATGGAGCGGATCTTTCTTACCGCTTCAGAACTCTGGACCCTCGTAGATAGAGGAGTCTTTGATAGAGACGCAGTTGAAAAGATTATTAAAGGCGGAGAGGACTACATTTACGGCACCGCAAATGCAGACGTAAAACACTTAAGAGATCGCAATTCTGGCCACGATAATCAGACTAGAGAAACGGATACAGACCGCTATGAGCTTATCGAGGCTTATGTAAATGCGGATGTGGATGGATCCGGGATTAACTCTAAGATTATTACTTGGGTTCATATTAGAACAGAAGAGGTTGTAGGGGCTAACTACCTCCGTAGAATGCACCGATGTGGAACTGTCCCTTACTTTAAGGCAGACTTCCATAGACGTCGTAATCAAGAACATGGAATCGGGATCATTGAAATGATGTATCCCCTTACTGTTGAAATGGATGCAATGCATAACATGAGAATTGACTTTGGTCTTCTCTCCACAATGCCCTTTGGATTTTACCGACCAACTAGTTCGATGGACCCGGCTAAGTTGAACCTCGAGCCAGGCGCCCTTATTCCAGTAGATAACCCCCAAACAGATATCGTATTCCCTAATTTAGGAAATAGAACTTCTTTTGGATTTAATGAAGAGGCCTCTCTTAATACAATGATTGACCGCTTAACGGGCGTTAATGATATGACCCTAGGATTGCTAAACCAACAGGGAGCGGCCCGGACTGCTACAGGGGCGAATGCCATTATGTCTGAGTCTAGTGCTAATCTAGACGTCCATTTGCGACGGCTTAACCTTGCGTGGAAGCAGGCATTGAAATTCCTCTTCAAAGTTCTTCAACAGAGAATGCCCGATGGCCTAGAGTTTAGACTTACCGGAGATGATGGTTCTGATCGATTTCGCCAAATCATGAGCAAAGATGAAATTAGAGGGGATTTCGACATTGAGATTGATTCTAATTCGTCTTCATCTAATAAAATGATCCGAATTCAGAATGCAGATACTGCAGCGCAGCTTCAGCAGGACCCCATAGCACTCCAATTGGGGCTTGTAGGCCCTAGAGAGATCTATGAGGCTAAGAAGTCTCAACTAATGTCTAGAGGGATTAAAGATTTCTACAAATACTTTAGAGAGCCCCAAGAGCAGCGGATTTTTAGTCCGAAAGAAGTGGTTGACAGAATTCTTAGGGGTGTTGATACTCCTGTTACGATGCAGGATGACCACGAAGGGATTATTACCTACATTACTGAGTTGCTCGGAAACGACGAGATTATGGCTCAATTCTTGCCAGGAGATGCTCAGGCCCTAGCCGCAAGACTCCAAGAGCAGGAACAAATGCTTCAAGCGGTTGAACAGCTGGCGGCTCAGCAACGGAATTTAGCTCAAATGCAGCAAAATCAGGCTCAAGGAGCCCAACAAACTGTAAGAGCTGCGGAAGGTGGCGGAGGTAATGAGGAAGTTTAAAACAAGTATCGAAGGTGACGAGTATTTGCGGTTAGTATTTAACTCAGATAATACCCCAGAAATGTTTAAACTCCTTGATTTTATTAAGGATTTTCAGATTCAAGACCTCACCAACTACAACCTCTCAGGAGGTACGGACAGAGAGTTAGTCCTTAAAAAAGCTCAAATAGATGGAGCACTTAGGTTAATTCGGGATCTAAAATCCTACGCAAAATCTTTACAATCGCAATAAATGTGTTATAGTTAAGGCAGGGTTAAACGCAGCCCTAGCCGAGTGGCGCCGTAATGCGCCTAGAAGCATAGTGTTTCTATAAACTTAAAAGAACATCGCAATCCAGCGTTAAAGGAGAACAATATGTCTACTGAGGATACTCAGGACGTAGATCTTAATACTTACGAGCAAGAATCAGAAGATACTGCCGAAGAAGTTGAGACCACATCCGAAGAGGCCACCCGCCTCCAAAACCTACAGAGGGAGTTTGATCGTAAACTCCAAAATAGCTCTGAAATGACCCAAAAACAACTACAACAGTTAGCAGATAGCCAAGCACGTCTAATGGAAATGTTTAATTCTTCATCTACTTCCCAAGAAGATACTGATGAAGACTTAGAAAATCTAATGTATTCGGACCCTAAAGCCTACGCATCTAAGATTAAAGAAATGACCAAAAGAGAGGTTATGTCGGAAGTTGAAAAATCCAGCCAAGCCCAGTCCCAGAAGACTGCAGCCCTTCAAGGAGCTATCAACGAGGTTATTTCACAATACCCGGAATTATCCAAAACTGATAATCCACTTACTAAAAGGGTCTATGAAATTGTAGGCTCAGATCCAGCTCAAATTGACCCGAGAGATCTCAAATTAGCGGTTTATCAAGCCTCTAATGAACTTAACATCGCCCCAATATCAAAAAGGAATAAAACAATGAAAGACGATGACTTCGCCGGTCTATCCTCAAAGGGCCAAAAATCTAAAGCCCCACGAACCAAAGAATCTAAGATCCCAGAAGGCACTACAGCTTGGGCTAAAGCTTTAGGTCTAAACCTAAAAGATCCAGTAACAAAAAAACGTTTAGAGGCTAGATCAAAACGTGAGTGGATGAAATTTAAAGCAGTTGACAGAGATTTAACTGAAGAATTTGGAGATGAATAATGAGCACTGAAACTACTAAAAAAGCCGAAAAAGGCACTAAAGAGGGCAAAAGACCCGTTTCTGAAAAGGTTAACCTTAAAGAGTTCTTATCTACTACGGTTCAAGATCGTGGATTGTTGGCTATACCTAACGATGTAAAGCGATTTGCTGAAAAACACGGAGTTCGCCTTTCTTGGCGCTCCTACGCCACTATTCAGACCGCAGGGGGCTATGATCCCGCTGGTTGGACAGTGTTTAGACGAGAAATGCTAGCTAAGGACCCGGAATTCCAAGGTTCTGGTATAATTGATGGAGTCGAATTTGAATTCGGCGGCCATTCTTCCCCAGTGTATCGACGAGGAGACTTAATCCTAGGATATATGTTGGAGGATCAATGGAAAATGGAAAGAAAAAATGAAATAGATCTTGCCACTCGCAAATCTACAAATACTAAGTCTGCCAAAGCTATTCAAGCCCAAGTAGGTAAAGGTATTAAGGTTTCTGAGATTGAGATCGATTAACTAAGGAGTTTTTATAAATGGCTAACGTAGACAGACCTTCCGGTCTTGAACCAATTGGCAAGCCTCTCCGTGCAAACGTATATACAGCAGCTGGGGCTATCTACCCCGGTGATCCTGTTGTCCTTACTAGTGCAGGAAAGGTTGCTCGTGCAGCCCCTTCCGCAGCTCTAGTTGGAGTAGCGCTTGGACTGGCTAAAGCAGATGGACATCAACTTTTAGTAGCGGATCACCCTGATCAGTACTTTGTTGTTCAATCTGATGACGGAACAATTGATGCTCAAACAGATATTAATCTTAATTACAACCTCGCAGCTACAAGTGCTGCTTTCAATGCTGCCTATAAGCTTTCTCGTGTAGAGTTAGACGGTAGTACTGGAGCAACTGTATCGGCTGGTATTACATTGCCTCTTAAATTGTTGGGAATTTCTAAAGAAATTAACAATGCTTTGGGAACAAATGTTAAATGCGTTGTAAAAATTAACAACCATCAACTTAACGGCGGCACAGGAACTGCCGGCGTTTAATACGCGATAAAGGATAATAACTAATGAGTATTTCACCACAAATTATTCGCTCGCTGTACGACGATCATTTTACAAGCTCAATGCTTCCAGTTTTGGAAGAGCTTTTTACTTGTTCGTACAAGCGACATCCAATGAAACGGGATATGTTATTCCGTAAACCTTCTACAGACCGAGATATTTGGCAAGCTTCAGAGCTTCATGATATGCCTCTAGTCTCTGAAATTGCTGAGGGATCTGAGTATCCTTTTGCACGGCCTAAGCAAGGTGCTAACAAGACCCTAAACGTACAAAAGTTTGGTCTTGCTATGAGCATCTCTGAAGAAGCTGTAGACGACGGAAAAGTCGATCTAATTTCTCAGTCCATCAAAAAAATGGGAGATTCTGCAAGAGAGTCTCAAGAAATTGACGCAATGAACGTCCTTAACTTGGGTTTCACTTCTCAGACTTCTAACGATGGTCTTTCTCTTTTTAATACTGCGCATACACTTCCTTCTGGAAGCACTTTCTCTAACCGAGCAAGTTCTGCAGCCGTTTTGAGTGCCACTTCTCTAGAAGCTGGACTTCAAGACTTCGCTAAGAACTTCGTAGGAGATAGCGGAATTATTAAAGAAATTCGTCCTAAGTATCTCGTGACTTCTGAAAAGTACAAGCGACTTGCTAAAGAACTTATCGGATCTAGCCTTAAGCCAGAAACGGCTTCTTTTGGAACTGACGGAATTACTAACATCAATAACTATAATTCATTTGGAGAAGAGTCTCTCGAAGCTTGTGCTTCGGTTCACTTGACTTCTGACGATGCATGGTTTTTAGTTGCTGAAGCAGATGAAACTGGCCTTGTAATTGTTACAAGAAAGCCAATTGAAACTGCTGCTTCTGGCCGAGATGTTGGATTTACTTCCGATACTATGGTTTACAAAATTCGGTACCGAGAAGTTGTTGACGCTACACACCCTTACGGTGTTTGGGGCAACGCAGGTTCTTAAGCCTAAATTGTATTCAAAAAGGGGGCAGGGTGCAGAAATGCCTCTGCCCTTTTTTATTGACCTATAGGGCATAATAGCCCAAAATTATGACTTAACTGTCATAGGAGAATTAAATGGCAAACTCACGTTCACAAAATGTTATTCGTTTAGATACGACCGGAACCGTCCCAGGACCCGCAGGAAGAATTAAATCAGTTCTTTATATCGGAGATACCAACGGAACTGCAGCTCTTAGACCAGCCGTAGGTGCTCAAATTCTTTGGGAAAGATCAGGAGACGTCGAAGTATTAGATCAAATCTACCTCCAGGCCCCTGCAGCTACCGAAACAATGCACATAACCATTACAAATGGAGCTGTAGTCTATCTTTATACCGCCTAACTTAATGTGGTAGAATAGACTATGGCTAACGTACGGAATTCCAATACATTTTACATAGATACGGCAGCAGCCAACGTCACGGCAGCTACCGCGGGCAATCTCGCCCTTAGAAATGTTAAGGTTCTTTACATAATGATTGCCCCTACGGGCAGTACAGCAGATTTTGTAGTAAAAGATGTAACAACCGGAGCATTGAAATTCTCTGTTGATCTAGCTACCCAAGAAACTAAAGTTTTAGATTTTTCACGAAGGCCCATAGTTTTCCCCAACGGGATTAGTCCTTCAACCGTCACAAACTGTACGGTAACCATGGTTATAGAAGAGAGTGGAGCATAAAATGTCCTATCAGCTAAGAACATTTATTGACATCATTAATGCAGTTAGAGAAGAGCTGGGAATCCAGTCTTCTGACACATTATCAATAAATAAAATCAAAAGAAATATTAATCAAGTTTACCTTAACGAGGTAGTGCCCTACGAGCAATGGAAGTGGCTTAGAGGGAATATCAACCTTACAAGGGATGCAGTCTTTAGTGCAGGCTTTGCAACCGTTAACGAAGGACAGAAGGCAGTTACCCTAACTATTGCTCCAGCCCAATCCCTAAAGGGCTACTTTTTTAGCTCTAAGGACTATGCAGAGATCTACCGAGTTTCAGCCCATCAGGCCGGAAGCACAAGCGTCGTTCTAGAGGTTCCCTACACAGGTGCTTCCAAGGCATCTGCAGCTTTTGAAATGTGGACAGACTCTAGTCCTCTCCCCTCTGATTGCAGAGAGACCTTTGAGGTTACCCAAGCCTTCTACAACCAGCCCCTAACAGGCTATGGTTACCAAAAATTTAGACAAATGACCCTAATTAGCTCTAAGGCTAATATGCGACCGACCATGTACACAACTTCTGACTATGTGGATCCAGACCCTTATGCCGCCGTCAGCTCACTACCAGCACCAGTATCCAGAAGCTCTGAAGCTCTGGTTAGGACCCTCACTTTTGCTGGAGCCTTAGAGGGCATCCTTAGCTCTGGAGATAGAATTCAAATTTCAGGAGCAGGTGCGGATGCCTACAATGGAGAGTTCGTCATTTCAGACGTTTCTGGCTCTACTATCACGTTTACTGCCAGAACCAATCTAAATGAAGCCACTGCTGAGGATGTCGCCCTTGTTTTAGAGCGTCGCAGAAATCAAGCAAATCTAAGAGCTTACAGGGAACTTCTTGTTCACCCTTCAATCTATAGTTCTAAGGTTACGCTTACCGTTGATTACATCAAGGAAGCTAAAGAATTAGTCGAGGATTCTGATGAACCTCTTGTACCCCTAGAAGACAGACAGGTCCTTGTTTATGGCGCCCTTATGCTTGCTTGGAGAGGTATTGGCCGTAACCCGGAAGAGTCTGATAGAAACACCCAGCTTTATGATAGGAAACTATCAAAGATGCAGGGAAAGGTAGATGACTCTACCGATATGCCAATGTTACGACCTGGAAGGTCTTACATTAAAAGTAAGCGTCGAGCGCAGCGGCGGAGGACTGCAGGGAATTTGGATAGTGACTTTGGCTCTGGAGGGGGAGGCGGTGGAGGCGGAGCCTCTAGCATTACCGGGGAAGCTGGTAAGCTTGCTAAGTTCTCTGAGATAGATAATACCCTTACGGCTTCGGATATCATTGCTGAAAACGTCCTTTCGACTACCAATTCTAAAACGGTTGTTGGAAAGACTATGGATGCTAACGATAACATCTTTAGCAATTTTACCCATGGAAATCAGGTAGATAGCCCAACTTCTGGAGTCCATGGAGTGACTGGAGATGTCGTAGGAACTACAGACACCCAAACTCTTACTAATAAAGCTATTGAAGCTAGCAATAATACCATTACTAATCTTGCAAATGCAAGCATTGCCAATGCAGCTGCCATTGCTGGAACTAAGATTGATCCAGATTTCGGTTCTCAAAATATTACAACTACAGGGGATATCAATGCCCCAACTATAACACCAAATGAATTAATATTACCCGGCTCAACTAGTGGAACTATTAAACAAAGGGCCCCAGCAACGGTTAATAACAACCAAGATCTTATTTGGCCAGCTGACGCTCCATTTGTAGGACAGGCCCCAGTTGTTTCTGGAG